AAGTTTGCTAGGTACGGATGGACACTATCTGAGGCAAACCTTAGCACACTGCCTGAGACAGCACCTACAGGAGCCAAACGATTAACTGAGTGGTTGACACTTGAGGGACGACGAAGCTCACTGGTGGAGTGGCTAGGACACTGTGGTGACGATAGCCGTATTCATGGTAGGTTCCAAGGTATCGGTGCATGGACAGGACGTATGGCTCATAGAGCACCTAACCAAGCTAACATACCTGCTGAGTTTCATGGTGATCCTAAGTCATCAGTGGACGAGGTGAAGGCTAAGTATGACGGACAGTTCAGGGCATTGTGGTCAGTACCAGAGGACAGTTGGCTAGTCGGCACAGATGCTGAAGGTATCCAACTGCGAGTGTTGGCACACCTAATGAAGTCAGAAGAGTATGTCTATGCTATTGTGTCAGGCAAGAAAGAGGATGAGACAGACATACACAACCTTAATCGTAAGGCTCTAGGTATGTCACACATCACTAGGGACATGGCTAAGACATTCATCTATGCCTTTCTACTAGGGGCAGGTACAGCTAAGATCAGTCAGATACTTAAGGTCAATCAACGTGAAGCCAAGCAAGCTGTTGATAACTTTATGGAATCTATCCAAGGACTTGCTGACCTAAAGAAGAAGGTCATACCTCATGTAGCTAAACGTGGGTACTTCAAAGGATTGGATGGACGTAAGGTTGTCGTACCGTCTGAACATAAGGCACTGGCAGGTATGCTGCAGAATGGTGAGAGTGTCATAATGAAACACGCAGCACTGCAATGGACAAGAGTAGCCAAGCTACAAGACATACCATTCAAGCTAGTGACATGGCCTCACGACGAATGGCAGACAGAAGTGAAAGGATCGTATCAGTTAGCTGAACAGTTAGGTGATATGCAAAGGCAGAGCATCGTGGACACAGGGGCTAAGTTCAATATGCTATGCCCACTAGCAGGTTCGACAGACATAGGCAAGAACTGGAAGGATACCCATTGAGTATACTAGGTATAATTATTTCTATCTTTCCTCTAATTTACCTCTTGACAAGCTATGTCTTTTCGTGTATATTAAACAAATCAGCAACGCCAAAAGGAGATAAGAATGGCAAAAGCTAAAACTAAATACGGTGTATTTGAAGGCTCACTTTACTATGCCCGACTGCACACCGACAACATGGATGACAGTGAGTACCATGAACGTACTCAAGGCCAGTACAATGTTGTGTTCATCCCAAAAGATGACGAAGAAATCAACCGCATGGTAGACCTTGGGTTCCCTACTGAGTCAATGGGAAATCAGATGATCAAGGAATACAGTGTAGCTGATGGACGTAAAGGTATGAAACTCAAGCGTCCGAATGTTCATCCATCTGGCATCGAAGACTTTGGTGGTGCTCCTGCTGTAACCAAGGGTGTAACCAACTCCCCTTGGGATTACATTGAGGATGGTGCTCTAGGTAATGGCACTACAGCCAAGGTAAAAATCTCTATCTATGGGGCAGGTTCAACCGCATCTGTCCGACTAGAGAAGGTGGGTATCTTGGAGCACGTTCCATTCGAGGAACTAGAACTAGAGGATCGTTGGTAGGATGAACAACAGGCGCAACCCAATGGCTAAGGACTTGAGGCAACCCAAGTATAGGCCAAGGGTTGTGCCTGACAAGAAGAAACCTAAGCCATCACGCAAAGAGAAACACAAAGGATCAAAGGATGATTGAGGCAACATACATAGACCACATGGGTGATGATCTTAGTGTGGTCAACGCAGCTAGAGTTTCTTTTGGTAAGAAGAGTGAGCTAGAGTGTATTGATATGGTCAAGGGTGTTTATGTTTTGTCGCATAAAGACACCAAGCTGATTTCTTACTTAGCCAAGCACAAGCATATGTCACCTTTCGGTCACTGCTTTGCTACCTTCCATGTCAAAGCACCTATCTTTGTGGCACGACAGTTAGTAAAGCATAAGTTCCTACGTTGGAATGAGATTAGCCGTAGGTATGTGGACAGTGACCCTGAGTTTTACTTTGTAGATAAATGGAGAGGACGTTCAGAGGATAAGAAACAAGGCTCTAGTGGTACTGTAAATGTCAGAGGATCAACAAACCTAGGGGCATCCAATTGGTCAGCCTTGAATGTATACCATTCCCTGCTTCAACTAGGTGTATGCCCAGAGCAAGCACGTATGGTACTACCACAGTCTACCATGACTGAGTGGTACTGGTCAGGATCATTGGATGCTTGGTCTGATATGTGTCTACTACGTTGTGCCAGTGACACACAAGAAGAGACACAAGAGGTAGCTAATCAGATCAGTGTTAAGATGCATGAATTATTCCCTGTGTCATGGACGGCACTAGCTAAAGAGAGACAGTGATGGCAGAGTATCAGTTAAAGTTTTTTCAACCAGACGGAAGCACTCACTACCATTATTTTGATAACTATGAAGAGGCTAAAGAAAGTTTTTTGGAGAGGTATAAATGGCATTATGGAGATTCTTGCCCTTCTCCTATTCTAAAGGAAAAAATAGAAGGTGTCGGTGTAAGAGTAGTGAATATTTTTGAAGAGGAGAATCAAAATGAGTGAAGCAGAACTATATTCAATAACAGGTATTGCAGTTTGTTCAGGCACTATCGGTTTTGTAATCGGTATGAAGTTAGCTTGGGCTGATGCTAAGGAAGTTTACTGGCCTCACATCTTTAAGGATAAGTAATGACCTACGCAGTCTCAGCAGTAAAGGTATTCTTGGTAGAGATTGAGATTGAGCTAGGTGAGTTTACCTATGTCCGTAAGGAAAACCCTTGGACAGAAGACCATAAAGTATGGGTGTTCAACAACAGGTGGGAAGCAGAAGAAGAAGCTAAACGATGGAACACAGGTAGGGTAGTGTCTTACATCAGGACAATGTCTAAGAGTGAAAGACAAAGATCAGAAGAGAAGGGTCAAACCAATGTCTAAACAAGTCTTAGTAGACGGAGATACCTTTGCCTATCGTGCTGCTTTCTCTTGTGAAGACAGTAGCTTAGACGATGCAATTGATAAAGTAGATGAACTTATAGATGATGCTTTAAACAAGGTTATGTGGGAAGTATCTGAGGATGGGTTTCAGGTGTTCCTTACTGGCAAAGGTAACTTTAGGTATGACATAGCTACTACCTATGAGTACAAAGGAAACAGAAAGGGAGCAGAAAAACCCCGACACCTACAAGGTATCAGGGATCACATGATAGCTGAGTGGGGTGCTATAGTATCTGAGGGTGAAGAGGCAGATGACCTCATAGGTATATGGTCTACTGACTATGGGTCTGACTGTCTTGTTGTCTCAGTTGACAAGGACATGATGCAGCTACCCTGTCATCACTACAACCCTAACAGACGGTCATTCTCTAGGGTATCTAAGGTAGAAGGTAATAGGTTCTTCTATTCACAAATACTAACAGGAGATAAGGCTGACAACATTATAGGTCTGTACGGTATAGGCCCAAAGAAAGCTGAGAAGATACTTGAGGACTGTGAGAGTGAAGAGGATATGTATGAGGCTTGCCTAAGAAGTTACAATGGTGATGAAGATAGAGTGATAGAAAATGGTAGGCTTCTATGGTTGCGTAGGTATGTAGGTCAAATATGGGAGCCACCTAAATGCACTACCGATCAGGCTTAGAGGAACGTACAGCCAAGTACTTGAGAAGTCTAAAGGTTAAGTTCACATACGAAAAGATGAAGATCAAGTGGCAAGACTTGAGATACAGAACTTACACACCTGACTTTGTACTTGACAACGGTATCATCATTGAGACAAAGGGACGGTTCATTCCCTCAGACAGAAGCAAACACTTAAGGATAAGAGAACAACATCCTGATCTAGACATAAGGTTTGTATTCAGTAATCCTAATGCTAGACTATACAAAGGTTCTAAATCTACATATGCGAGTTGGTGTGAGAAGTATGGTTTTAAATACGCAAAAGAAAAAATACCTGTTGAGTGGATAAAAGAGAGGAAAGGTACTTGACAATGCTTGACGAAGAGAGTAAAATACGTGCTCTTGCTGATAACTATGACCTAGA